TTTAGAACGCTCATATATTTCTACTCCTCCCCAGATAACTAAGAAGCAGAAAGATACGGATAAAAGATAAGCAAACGGCTTGTTGCACCAGAGTGCAAACTCCAGGATGCCTGAGCAAATTGAAAGACACAGAAATGACAAAGCAAAAATCTGTGCCCAATCCTTTAATTGTTTCATTGTGTTTGTAGAAGTTTCTTAATATTAGCTAAAGTTTTCTCAAACTCCAACCTTGCGTTTCGGTATAAATAGCTATTAGCAGGTATTGGATATTTAGCTGGTTCTCTCCCTCTAAAATCATCAGCGTATTCTACTAATCCATATTCAGTTAAAAATGCCTGATCAACTCCAGTACCAGTTCCAAACTCAACATAAGGAGCGTAGTTTACTCCATTTATACCTCCAGCAAGAACTGACCATGTTAATCCATTATTAGAAACGCTAGTTCTAATTGTGCCTTTTAAGTCTCCTGTTTTAACAGGAACTTTATTTACGGCAGCTGTTTTAGTTCTATCTGCCCAAGATTTAATTTCCATAAGAATACCTACCTGTACATCTTCTGAGTACTTGTCAATATTCTTAATTAAAGTATCAATACCATTAACCTTAACTTGGACTGCCATTTCTATTAGTCGTTTCCATTGCAGCAAATGCTCTGATAGTAATATATCTTCTCAATGAGTCAACCTTTGGTGCAAGAGCAGTAAAGTAATACCCTCTCCAGTCAATCTGATCTCCATTCTGAATGGCAACAGAAGGATTGTAACGAATCACAACCTCAATCAATGTACTTAACTCTTGCTTCTGTACAACAGTATCAACGCTAGGTGTAATTTCCTTAACACTAGCTCCCTTTGGTTCGTAGTAAGTAGATACGGTATTTATTAGCTGACCAGTAACAGGGTCTTGAGTCTGGACAGACCTTTTAAATACCACTTTTTCACGCATCATGGGAATACTATTCTTCTGTATGGGTTCACTAATAACTTAACCTCGCTTAACAAATCAGGCTTAGAATTAGCCTCTCTGTATTCATAGTAATGGTAGGCTTGACGATAGATTGCTTGCTTAATTGCATCATTCACCAAACTTGCGTTGGTAACATAAGTAATGTTGATGTCTTTACCGCCTTCTTTTAGCAAATCGCCAAATAAAGTATATCCTGCTGTGCTAATTGAAGTAATAGGCCCATAAGGCAACTTATAGTTCTTAGGCAAATGCAAGGCAATCAAGTTGATTGTCCGTACACCCAAAGACTTCTGCATATACTGCTCGATGTTCTGTCTAGCTGACTTTAGAAACAATGCAATCAAGTTATCATCAGTATCAAAGTCTATTCTAGCGTAGTCCTTAAAGTCCTCTACATTGTAAGGCTCGACATAGCTTGACTCACTAGTAAAGGTAACTTGAAGTCCTGTTGCACCTAAGTATTCATATACTGGCAGTATATCGCCAAGCATATCTTCGTTGTATTCATATCCTGCCATGTCTCAAAGATAATAAAAAAGCCTTGGAAAATATCCAAGGCTCTTATTCTAAACTATTGACTTCTAATTAGGAAGCCAAAGTTACCTTAATGAACGCATTGTCATAGAACACTGGAAGTGCAACTCTCTCCTCAACACGAACCAAGATTACGTTCTTCTCAGCATCATCAGAGTTCTGATCGAAGAATCTAATTCTTGGAGCCTGGCGAGTCAACAACTGAGCTTGGTTCCAATCACCAACGATACCAGTTCCTTGAGAAAGGTAAGAGTTAGAGAATACAGGGATACCAACAACATTAAGTTGACCAGTCAAAGGATTAACAGTCACAACACCTGGGAAGTCATACTCACCAGAACCAGCAGCCTTACCCAACAAGATGTTTACATAATCTTGGTTGCTCAACACAATTCCAGTTGGAGTGTGTAGGTTGTTCTTCAACTGACGCAAAGCAGCATCAATCAAGATTTCGATGCTTACAGTCTTAGAACCGTTGTAGTTCTCAGAGTTAGCAGCATCAAGAAGCAAACCTTGGATAAAGGTATCTTCCTTCTTCAACAATTCAGCACGACCTTTGTTCTGCAAGAAAGCAGTCATCCAAGCCAAATCTTCAATCATAGAAATTGGAACTCCTTTGATAAGACCTGCAATCCACTCGGCATCAGCCTGGTAGGTAGTCATCTTAGGCTCAATCTCAGGCTTAGAACCGTCTCCATAAGCCCAAGTGTTTGCTCCACCAGTGGTAGCAGTTTCTTTAGGATACTTAACGAACTCACCAGACATTGTTCCACCAGGAAGTACATTTCTGTAATGGAATGAATCGTAAGGCAACAAGATTGGATCTCTGAAGTCAGTTACGAAAGGCTCATAACCAGTGAAGTCAGAATAGTTAAAATCCTTCATGGTCAATTCCATACCTTTTCCAGACTTCACATTCTTAACCATCTCAGCGTGGTTAGACTTCAAAGTCTCATGCAAAGACCATCCGAAGTTCTTACGCTCAACTTTAGCAGCAGACTTCTCAGTCATGTCTGCAAGTGCCTTGTCCATTTCCTTCTGGATGTCAGCATGCTTAGCCTGCATATCAGCAGTAAGCTTGTCCATTGCGTCTTTAACTTTTCCGTCAAATCCAGCAACGTCTTTTTCTCTCTCAGTAGAGAAGTTTTTCTTTAGGGTTTGTAGCTCTTCAGCCAAGAAGTCCTGAACTTCCTTAATTTGCAATTCTGCCATGATTTCTAAATGTAGATTTAAGTGATTCAATTAATTTATTACTATCCAAATCGGCTTTAACCTCTTCTAAAGTAGCAGGAGCTGGCTTTAGAACTTCGTAAAGTGATTTAAGTCTTTCTTCTAGTTTGACAAGTGTCTCATCCGTAGCGTCAGATGTCTTTACAAACTTCTCAAGTCTGTCAAGATATTCAAACGCATCAGTCTCAGATTTCAAGTCAATAAATGTAGTCTCAGGATTGGCTCCTAGAAACTGTACTGCTGATCCTTCGTACATGATTACTTCCTTAATGACATTAGCTTTTCTACCTTGGTCAAAATACTGCTTGTCTTTAGGAACAGCAAATCCAAAGCTATGCTGGTTAATAAGTCCTGACTCTACCATTTTCATGAAGTCAACACCCAAGCTATGAGTGCCAATCTTAGCCTCATATCTTAAACCATTCATATCCTCCTCTAGGTTGGTAATAAGAGCAACAGATTTCTTTGCGTCATGGTCAAGTAAATACTTGATTAGCTTCTTACCATTAGGTCCACGCTCCTGGATTGTCTTAGCAAATGATCCTCTCTCGATTACATCGCCATCCAAATCCTTGTTACCAAACATTGCAAAATAGCCAGAAACAATTCCTTGCTTCATGTCCATATCTTGAAATCCTTGATTTAAACCTTTAGTTAGAAAACCCATATTGCTCTGTTCTTTTATTTCACCTAATTCTCTAAGTTTACTTCTGCTCCACGATAGTGCAGCCTTTCCTCCCCATGCATCGTACATCAATAGTCCGCATCCATCATCATAAGAACTAGAAGCTTCTAAATCAACTTCATGTCTACTCAGATAGCTATACATTCGCTTGATTGTATCTACTGACAAAGGCTCGCCTTTTGCAAGCTGATTTGCTCTCTGCTTCCCAACATCTGTGCCACATGGCCCCCATCCGTTCTCCTCAACATATTTAAGAACCCTTTTAGCGTTATTTCTAACTGCTTCAGGATAATCTGAATAGCTCTTCTGCTGAATAGATGTCAAATCGCAATCCTGATTCATACACAAAGATTGAAAAAAACTATTAAAGATACAAACTCATAAAAGGTGACTAATATTTCTTCTTGTATCCTGACCACTCTCAAATCTATAATAGTGGAACAAGTATATACCCTTGGCGATACCAATTCTTAGTCTATGCTTCATTACCTGCTTGCAGAAATGGTAGTCAAAGAAATGTCCTTTAATTTGAATGCCTCCTTCAGGAAAGCCTCCTACCTGCAACCATGTCTTCTTGCTAAACAGCATGAATAATCCTCCAATCACCTGGTTAAAGAACAGCACATTACTTCCATGCTCGTTGTACAAATCAACTGCAATCTTTCTATGATTCATGATATCTGAGTCATCGGACTTCTGTCCACCAACCAACTGATAGTGTAAGCCAAGCCTATTAGTCATGCAACCAACCAAGTCAAAGTCTCCTCGCTGTGCTATCTCCTCGCACTGCTGATATATCTTTTCATGATACATCGGTAGAGTATCTATGTCTCTTAAACAAATCCAATCATCGTCAGGCAAGCCACGAATCAAATCGTTTATTGCCTTTCCTATGTTCTTGTCTGACCTACCAGGAGTTATGTGATGCACCTGAACGCTCTTCTTAACCTCTACCTTACCCTTGTGCTGATTTATTGTAACGAGGGTTGCCATAACATTATGTGGCTTGATGTTCTCAGGTTTTAGCATACACCAATGCATAACATACGGAAATGCTAACTCATCTCTGCTCGTGTAGTTCTGGACTATGTGCCATACTCCATCCATCAGCCTATTCTGATTTGCATCCAGATTCGACCGCACAAAGAAGTTAGTCTCTAACAATCCTGCCTTATCCTTGTACCTATTCTCTAAGTAGAACCTAAACTGCCTCTTGACCTGATCCTCGTTAACCTTGCCTTCCTTAACTAACTCCTTCGCTCTAGTGTAGACATCGACATGGGCTCGCTGTTGAAACCATATCGGGAAACTAGGTGGCTCATGCACAAACGAAATATTCGCATCCGCATAGCAGACCAAATCGTATTCACTTAGATACAAATGTGATAGAAGCTTGTACTTCCTAGACTCCTTCTGTCTATCTGTAACACCG